AGCTGCCTGAGCGGAGTATGAAGGAGGTAATTTGAAATGGCAGGAAGATACACATCACTTCGAGGTGCCGAAGCAGCGGCACGAGCAGGGCAGGGGAGAAAACGCAGAAATGTACGTTCGCGGACACCTTGGCGGGGACCTACGTCGAGAATGCGTCCGCAACGCTCACGGACACCTTGGCGTGGTGGACGCACACTGCCCAGTCGAAGTCTCGGGCAGGTTATGGGAAGATAAACGGCAATGCCTAATTACGATTTTACCTGTCTCTGCGGTACAGTTGTTCTCAATGTGGAATATGACAGGCGGAATCATGCCGTCACCTGCAATACGTGCGGACAGGTCATGGAACGGGAATTTCCCCTCGTGAATATTGATGTCTTTACCCCCTACTACGACGAAGCGCTCGACTGCGACATCACCGGGAGAGAAGACAAGAAGCACAAGATGAAGATCCTTGGCGTCGAAGAGGCCGGGGACAAGGTGGGTGGGGCCAGAAACTTCGACGCGCACGCCCCCCACCACGTAAAGCCATTGCCTCCTCGGGGAAAACAGCTTGAAGCTCGCGGACCTGCTCAAGAGTGGGATATTGCCACTATGGATGAAAGCGGGAAGGTGGACAGGGTAATGAACACGGGAGATCTGGAGACTGTTTAATTGAGACAATCTTTGTTCCCTCTGAACGATGAAATTATAACCTCAACCAAACTTGGAGCCTGATAGGTACTCTGAGGTAGGGAGATAGCTCATGGCAGAGCAACAGATGCATTCCACAGAAGTCGATCTTGACGCGCAGACCAAGAACGTCGAGCAGCTTGACCCTGATCCTTTCAAGACAATTTATGAAATGGAGAATGCGGCCCAGCGGCAAGAGATCGAGACTATTGGGAATGCTCAGGGAGGGGTGGGGCCTGCCTCTTCCTCCGATACGTCCCGTATGGAACCCGCTCGGACGTCTGGCGAAACGGCAACGTCGCCGAATGCGCCGAGTGAGAGTGCCGGGAAACGACCGGGGATCGACACAGTGCTCAATGATGTTGAATCGCAACTGTCGCCGGGGCACGCTGACGTTATTCGTGGCGTACTGACCGGCTTTCACCGTACACAAGCCGAATGGAAGACTCAGCAGGCGGAGCTGGCTGAACATATTGCAGAGGTGAAAACCCTTCGTAATGATCTTCAGCAGCCTCGTTCTGAGCCGGACCCGAATGATCCGCTTACCAATGTTTCACCTCACCAATGGGAACTGTTCAACAGGATGCTGGAACAGCAAGGCATTCCGAACCGGGCAGAACTCGATGCACGCGAGGTGGAAGAAAATCAGAAAGATTACGTTTCTGAGGACATTGACCAAGGGATTGAGCAGTGGGGGGATCAGTTTGGACACCGGGGACCTGATGGGAATTTCGTCTACAACGCGGAGATCCATGACGCGATGCAGGAGGAATTTAATCGCCTGTACGACCCCTCTCGTGGGCCGACCGCCCGCGATCTGTATCGTCTTGTCAATTTTGACCAGATGATACAGAGCGCAGAATCGAGAGGAAGGGAGACGGGTCAGAGCGAGCAGTCCAATGGAGCGGCAAGAAGGGTCAACGAGGCCATTCGTGGCGTCGTTGAGCGGACTTCTGCCTCTTCAGTGAACCCAGTTCCTCTGATCTACGACCGGGAGAAGGACAGGCGAAATTCTGGTCAGATTGACTTGGATACGGTGGTGGCGAGGGCCAGTGCTGCCGCAATGCGGAGGCTTCCGTCGATTCCAATCTAAGAAAGTAAAATTCAATGGCTAACGAAACGAGTCTTAGCCTTACCTATGCCCCCCTGCTGACGTCCACGTTGATGAACGTGATCGACTCTGGAGCGCTGCATGATCAGGTCTTTAACAACGACGTGTTCTTGGCGTGGCTTCGAAGTTCTGGTCGAATCAAGGTGATCGATGGCGGGGAGCGCATTCGCGTAGGGATGTTGCACGAGAAGAACTCGACGGCTGGATGGTTTGCTGATTACGAGTCGCTGGACGTTACGGCACAGGCAGGCATGACCGCTGCTTTTTTCAACTGGAAACAGGGGTCTGTTTCTGTGTCCGTCCACGGGCGTGAACTGCGTTCCAATAAAGGCGCGTCAAGAATAACTAATCTCCAACAGGAGAAAATAAATCAGGCGGCGCTGTCTCTTGCAGACATCGTTGCTACTGGTGCTTTCTCTGATGGCACAGGGACCAGCAGCAAACAGCTGACCGGACTTGCTGCCATGCACGAGACCACGCCGGGCACGACTGCGTATGCTTCAGTGGGGACCGGAAATTCGAACTGGCAGAATCAGGTTCAGACTTCGGTCGGCGCTGCGGCAACGAACCTCCTGCCCAAGCTGCGGACGTTGTATAACGACTGCAAGCAGGGCAAGAGCGGAGCCGGAAGCGCCCCGGATTACGGCGTCACCACTCAGGCGGTCCACGAAGCTCTTGAGGCGGTTCTCTTCCCGATGGTACGCTACACGCCGAACCCGGCAGGTGGCGCCGATGCGGGAATCGGGACTCTGCTCTACAAGGGAACTCGGATTGACTGGGATGACTACTGTACGTCCGGAGAGCTGCACCTGCTCAATAGCAATCATATCGTCTTCTTCGTTCACGCTGACGCCAATTTCGCCATGTCTGAAGAGGGGTTCCAGCGTCCGGTCAATCAGGACGCCCTTTTGACCCAGATCCTCTTTCAGGGCAACCTTGCAACAAACAACCGTCGCAAGGGCGGAAAATTGGCTGGCCTGACTTAAAGGAGGGCTGAAATGGCAGTCGGAGATTTTACTGTTGATTCGACCACCCGGATTTCTATGGGCAACGCGACACAGATCTCTGGGACACTCGAATCCGATACGAATGCTACAACGTCAGCTTTATTTCCAAGCAGTCGCATTTTGAACTTCTCGATCAATTACAATCAAGATGATGATGATGCTGTAATGCCGAGGGTGAATATCAATTCCAGCGACTTTGCGGGAACAGACGCAGGTGGCTCTGTCCATGTTCAGGGAAGCGCCGGATCACCGGACACCTTGGCGTGGACAGCCGTCATAATCTAAGCGTAGCGAAAGGAGAAGTTTATAAATGCAATTCATGACCGTGAACCGCGAAGAGGCCGAGAAGGTCTATATCGTGGTCAAGAATGGCGAAGGTGACGAACTGGGCCCGGGGGTCTGCGTTGAGTGGGATACCACCACCGACGACGATCTTCAGGGCTATCAGGTCGAGCTGGTCGATGCTGCCATCAGCACGACTGCCGGTCTGGGCGGAAATAAGATTGCGGGCGTGGTGGATTCGACCATCGCTACTGCTGATGTCGGGCGGTTGCAGGTGTACGGACCCGCAAACGTGCGGTCTTCAGCGTCTTATGATGCCGGTGCGCTGGTCGCATCTGGATCGATCAACGCCACAAACAAGGGCCATGTCACGACAGTGGCCGGACATTCAGACCATGGCATCAACTTCGTTGAAGCTCTGGTCGGCTGGACGCTTGAGGCAGGGCCGAACGCGACGAACGCCACGGTACAGCTCTATTTGCTGTAGCCGAAAGATAAAACCGGGAAACACTTTTATTCTCCTGTGCTCCGGGCCTCTTCGGGGGCTCAGAGCACAGACCAATATCCAATGACAACCGGGAGAACATGATGGCAGAGCGAAAGCTGAATATGGAACGAAGTGTCATAGACGAGATCGGTGATCTCAAGCTCACGGAGGTGTCTAAAGACGCTCGTATTCTCATTGCCACGCCGAACTATACGAACCTCTGGCAGGTTGAAGTGCATACGAATCATATCGAATGCATTGCCAGCTGGAAGAAGTGGGGCCTCAACGTCATGCAGACGATTGTCGGCAGGACGTTTGTTCATTTTGCCCGATCCCAGATGTGCGATATCTCTGTGCGCGGGGACTATACCCACATTTTCTGGCTCGATGACGATGCGGTAATCGACCCCATTATTCTACCGAAGTTTCTTGAAGCCCAGAAAGACGTCGTCATTGCCCCGTATCCGATGAGGCGTCCAACTTACGAGATAGGCGTGCTCAGGAGCACGGGGTATAAATGCACAAAGTGCGACCACTATTCATATCACATACTGGACTATGCGACAGGAGAGCCGGTTGTCCTTGATTCTCTCGGGAAGACGAGGGGCGATGAAGAAGAGGCAGGGCCTGTTGGGTGCCCCGTGAACGATGACGAGGTTTCCTGTCCGAAATGTGGTGCCGGCCCAGAGGACATGTGGCGGGACTTCCACAACCACAAGGCCTACAAGAACCTCTCCCTCTTCCATAATTGCGACCGGGGCCTCATGGATGTCGATGGGGGCGGGACGCATTGCATGCTGGTCAACACCGACGTCTTTCACAGGAGAGGCGAGGAAGGGGGACCGTCTTCAATGCCTCTTGAGGTGCAGGATATTGTCGATGTCCTGAAAGAGAACCTCGATGAGGATGGGCTGGAACGATACAGCCATTTTCTCGGGGATCTTCCTGACGAGACGACCACTTTCGTGGAAGAAGATCAGGGAGGAAAGCCTTATTTCCTCATGCCGAAAAGAGGCACTGAGGATATGTACTGGTGCTACCGGGCGAAGAGGAAGAACATTGAGATTCTCTGCGACACGGACGTCTTTGCCGGCCACCTCGGATTTGCTCCGGTGATCACAAAGGGCTACCGGGAGCAGGTCGAAAAAGAGGGGCACCACATCAAGGACAAGCAGTATGTCGGCGGCAAGGACGAGCCTGACGATTCGGTGAATGCGGACGGGAAAGAGAAAGGCATCAAGCTGACCAAGGTAAAAGAGGATGTCCTTTCCATCAGAAAGCCGGGGATACATCAGGACAAGGCAGCCAACCTCGTATGATGCGGCCCTCCCCGAAGGGGGCATACCACACGGAGTCGCTTGCAGGCAGGGCTGAGGTTACCCTGCTGAGGTGCAAGCGATGCGGCAAGGATCTCGATACAAATCGCCATTCCGGAAAGGCCTGCGGGCGATGCGGCAGCAGGGAGTGGACAAATATTATCGGGTGGCTCTCGCTGCGAGAGCGCATCTGGATCTACCGGGAAACGAAGATCTGGTGCATGAATCCAGACTGGATAGACCGGATCGTCATGTGGTTCAACCGGGAGAAGCAGGGTGCACACTGATTGCGGAAGACCACTTTCTATGGAAGAGGAGCGCCTTCTATTTGAGTATTCTCAAAGCGCCCATGAGACGAATAGACACCAAGATGTTTCGGTCAGCATCGGAGCCACGGCTTCGGTGTCTGAGTATCCCGTCGCGGAAGGATCAACCGTCACCTTCGCGCCCTACGGGAAAATCAAAAGGAACGACAGGGGGCGAGGGGCCTATGATATCGACCCCACTTTCCCGATTCCTGCTTTCAGTACTTCGGTCAGGCTCTGGGGTATTGATGAGGGGTTTGCCCAGATGCTCACCGGCCTCATACGCACCCTCAGGCCGTCTATCGTGCTTGAAGTGGGGACGAGCTGGGGCCGTTCGGCCCGGGCGATTGCCGAAGGGCTTGCGGCCAATGGGCAGGGAAAGCTTGTCACCGTCGATATGGTAGACTTTCAGATCAAGGATCGCGGGGCAATCCCTGATGGCCTGAGTAAATATGTGGAGACAATTATCGGAAAAACCCCTGAGGTGTACGAGCGAGAGGACTTGCTTCATCTCGTTGAGCCCGGGGTAGACCTCGCCTTTCTGGATGCCGAACACACGGCAAAGGGCGTTGAGGAAGACCTCGCCTTCGTCGAAAGCGTGCGTTCAGGTGAGTGTGTTGTGCTGGTAGACAACGCTCGGGACGAGCAGTGGCCGGAGGTCCCGGTGTTTTTTGAGGGGTATGCTGACCATCCTCATATCAACATCGAAACAATGACAGGAACAGAAATTATCTTGATGAAGGGGCCGAAAGGCCCCTGAAGGAGCGGGCAGGGGGATTCTGTTCCCGGTTGCCCTCGCCCGCTCTGATTTTCAAATGGAGTGAATCATATGGCAACGCATATCGGCACTGAATGGTCTGAAACGACCGCAGGAACAAACTCAGGGGCAACGGCGAGTCACGCTGCCGGGGCAAGTTCCGGAGGGTCTCCGGCGAGAACCCACATCGTGACGTCCATTTCGGGACACGTAGACGCTGATTCCATTGTGCAGATCCTTGGTGGGGCTGCGGGGGCAACTGTCGTCTGGGAAAGCAAAATCGATATCTCTGTCGAGGGAATCAGTTTCAATTTCCCGGGGCTCAATGTTATAGGGGTCCCGGGCATTAAGGTGGAGGGGAAAATTGCCTCCAGTTCTGCTGATTGTCAGGTGAACGTCAGCGGTTACTCTATTCCATAAGGAGAAGTCAGTTATGACTGAAACTACCCTTACGCCCAGAGGCGAGTTGAGGGAACTCATTGAAACAGCTGAATTTGGGGAAATTGCCCTCCCGTCCAATCTGATGGACAGGACGTGGTACGTGAAATATGAGTCCATGAATCCACTTCTGTCGGACACACAGCATGGGCAGACGTGGGACGAACAGGTGACGGCCAGTGAGCGTGCCGGTCTCATGGAAGATGATGGCTGCATTATGACCTTCCGGGGCTTCCGGAGATCGGAAGTCGCTATTACGGATGACGGATCAGTCCTTGAAGAGCCGGATGCAGAGGCGCGTGAGGACGCGACCGGTAAGCCTCTTCCCCGTTACGCTGCATACGACTTCAGGCTCCATAAGCTGGAGAAGACAGATGGGCTCCGCCTGAGGCAGGAACTCCACAGTCTCGCTGAGGACCAGCGAGCTAACTCTGAATCGAAACTTCTCACCAAGCTCACAGACACGCTCGGCAACCTGAGCGTGACTCAGAACGGGACGCAAAATCAAAATGAGCCCGGGGTGCAGGACGTGCAGGAGTATCTGTCAAGCCTCCATCCGGCCCAGAAGAAAGCCTTGATTGAGATGGCCGAAGAAGAGGCGGAGGAACTTAAAGAGGCATAGATGTATTACCTCGATATTACGAATCAGGTTCTCGACCTTGTGGGGGCCAGTACTGGTGACGACGTCGAAACGATGACCAAGGCGTCCATAAACCGGATATACCGCCACATGCTCAATATTGTAGATGCCGATCAGGAGCGCCGGGAGTTCAGCTTTACGCTGGCCTCAGGAAAGCGGCAGGGCGGACTGCCGCTTTACGTGAAGCACGTTCTCAATATTGACGACGATACAAACAACAAGCGGATCTACGATATTTCGGCGAGAGAATTTGACATCACCTACCCCGGGACGGATACGACCGGGCCTCCAGACAAGGCGTATCCCCTTGGGGAGTTTGGGGTGCAGACGCAAATTTCGTCGGCTGAAAAGGTTCGGATCAATTCATCTTCAACGTCAGACGATGGGGCGAACTTTGTCCTTCGGGTGACCGGTCTTTCAGGCGGCGTGCTGGTCACAGAAACCATCACCCTCGACGGAACGACAAACACAGAGAGCACAAATACCTATGACGCCGGGGGGCTGGAGCGCATAACGAAAGTGGCAGCCTCAGGGGCGACATGGTCTGGCTATCTCACTTTGTCGGGGGCTACCTCTGGGACCACTTTCGCGCAGATCCCTGTCTGGTGGGACTCCCCGACTTATCTGTGGTACGAGTTCTGGCCTCAGCCCACGGAAGCTATCACGTATACCGTAAGGGCCATCATGCGAAAGCCGGATCTCGTGAACGACGAAGACTGGCCCGAGGTTGATGATGAGTTTCACAATGTTATTGTCTGGGGAGCGGCGGCGGAAGTTATGCCATCCGTCGGGAAGATCCCCCAATCCCAGCTTATGACAAGGAACTTTCAGGATGGATTGAGGCACTACAAGCAGGCCATGGGCATGACTCAGCCTAATCGCATCAGGGTTATGTCTGATGTAACGACGTCAAGAATGCCCCACGCGCGACCCCTTATTAAAGGCGTAGATTACGCATGACCTGTTCCGTTGAGGACGGCTGATGGCAGAGCTTCTTGTACAGCCCGGAATTCAGACTTCTCCTGTCTTCAGAGTGAGGGGGCAGAGGAGTCGCTGGCGATATCCGCATCCTCGTGCCGAACCAGAGTTCTGTGAGGAAATCGACAACATGAACCTCTCAGAGCGGGGCACGGCTGATTCGAGGTTTGGGTACAGTGAATGGACCAGTTCTCAGATGACGGACGCCGAAGTAGTACTCGGGCTTCGTCAGGAGACTTTTGCTTCCAGCGGAGCCCAGCAGCTTCTATGCGCGAAGACAAAGATTTACACTGATGATGGAACGACCCAGAAGAACATTACCGGGAGCCTGAGTCTGTCGGCTGCCGGCAACGATGACCGGTATCGGTTTGCCTTTATGACTGATAAGATCATCGCTACGAACGGGAAGGATGAGCTGTGGACGTGGAGTGGCGATTACGCGGGCGGAACGGCAGCGGCAGCAATCAGCTTTTCTGCTGGAGGCGTCACCATACAGGCCTGTGAAGACCTCGTAGAGCACAGGAGCATTCTCATTGCCTTGGGCACAACGGAGGGCGGCACAAAATATCCGACTCGTCTTCGATGGTGCGACGTTCAGACAAAGACCTTCACATTGGATATTACCAAGTGGATAGACAACAACAGATATGAAATAGAAGAGGGCGGCGCTCCGATCATCGGCGGCGTCGATAACTTTGGCCGCCTCCTCGTCTTCAAGAGTGATGGCATGTATGCTGGCATCATCAATTACGATGCCGGATTCATTGAATTCCGCCTTAATGAGATGGAAACCCTGAAAGGATTCCATCCGGTGGCAAAGAATTCCCTCATATCTCGTCCTGAATTTGTTTTCGGGATAGCACGGGAAGGGGCCTTTGTCATTCGTCCTGATCTGGGATTTCAGATTGTGACGCTCGACATACAGGACGAGTGGAACGGGTTAAACCAGAGTCGGTTGCAGTATGCTCAGTCTTATATCAGGGAGAAGGACCATCAGGTTCGCACCCTTGTATCATCGTCCGGTAATGGTTCGGGGCATGACAAGATCCTTGTCTGGGACTGGGAGAATGGAGATGTCTTTTTCGAGTCTCCGGTAGACAGGCTTTCATTTGGGCAGAGAGTTGTTCTTTCCGATACAGAATACGATTGGTGGGGGAATACTCAGGGTCGGGTGTATAAGGCCAACGATTCCGCAAAGACGGACGATAATGGCACTGGCTATTCGTGGCGGGCAAAGACGGTTCCGAACGACCTCGGACTGCCGGGCAAGATAAAGAACATCATTAACGTGAGAACGTTTTATTCGCAGCGAGCAGGTCAGGCGGGGAGCACGCTCAGGGTCGTGAGGGACGAAGGCAGGCTGGGCTCAAGATCTAAATCAATCACCTTTCAGGGGGAGACGTGGGACGCCTCGGCAGAATGGGACGCTACAAGCAAATGGAATCCGGGGGGGTCCACCATAGATACCTTTTTTGTGAACAGATATGCGGAGACGATTTCCTGTGAATGGGAAGGGAATCAGCCAATCAACATTATTGGCTATTCAGTTCAATATCAGATTGTGGAGTAATAAATGGCTACCGTAACAAGACCTTCAAAGTCACTTCCTGATCCCGGTGATGCGCTCGACGCCGAGCCGGTACGAGATCATATAAACAATATTCTGGCCTTCCTTGAAGGGCCGAATATTGACAGCGCTAATGTTGATTACACGTCCTCTGATGGGATTGCGGTTCTCGATCAGGCGCAGACGATATCTGGGGCCAAGACGTTCAGTAGCGACATCCTTACCAGCGGATCTGGTATTGTGGTGGGGGCTTCGTCGCAGGTGGTGATTTCTGACGGTGGCGGCGCGACGAACGCGACTCCAGAACTTCAGGTTCTGGGAACGAGCTTCGACGATTCTACTGCACTTCTGGCCTGTTTCTCTACAACAGCAACGAGAGCTGCGGCTCCTACACTGGCTCTGATGAAGAGCGGCCATGGGACCTTGGGGAGCAATACGGTCGTTACTGATAATGAGATCCTTGGTTCGATTATCGCCTACGGTGCGGACGGGACTGACTTTGAATCTCCTGCTGCGGCGATAGAATTTGCCGTAGATGGCACTCCCGGGACTGGAGACATGCCGGGAGAGATCAAGATGTATACCACGGCAGACAGCGGGGAGACGCTTACTCTTGCTCTCACGCTCTCCGCAGCGCAGGCAGCAACATTCGCTGGCCCCGTCACCGTGGGATCGGACGGCAGCGGGAAGGATGTGGTTTTCTACTCTGGGACTTCAGGCGACAATTTGACGTGGGACGCCTCTGAAGAGGTGCTTCAGATCACCGGCACTGACGGGCAGACAAGCCTCGATGTGCTGGATGGAGACGTGAGGGTTGTTGACAAGCTCTACCTCTACGACCGTGGTGGAGAATATCTGTCCAGCGACGGCTCGACGCTGACGATCACCGGTGCTGTGTCTACCAGCTCCACGTTCGAAACCACGGGGGAAGCGACACTTGCCTCTCTGGCTTGCACGGCGGGAGCGACGTTTGGCGGCGGCACAGGCGACAGTGGAGCCACAATCAGCACTACCGGAACTGGTACGTTCGATGGCATCCTCAAGACTGAGGATACTACAGATGCGACATCTACCACAGATGGCTCTCTTCAGACCGATGGT